ATGGTGTAAATGATCCAGGAAACTTTACATATTCATTTAACTCTCATGGTAGAGAAGATGGTTCTTCAGTAAATGCTTATCATAGACACTTACCAGGTACGACAAACCTACAAACTGTTACAGTTCAATATCAAAAAAATAGTACAAACGGTGGTACTACACAAGTTAGAGAGCAATTTATTTGTGTAAAAGAAATAGCAGGTGGTCTTACTACTGGTACACCAGGGAATGCATATGTTAACTAGAATTAAAGAGTTTTTTAAAAGCATTATAAATAGAATTAAAGGGTGGAGAAAATAAAATGGCATTAACAAAAGTAACTAAACATATAGTTTTTGGTTCTACATTGATAGCACACTATGGTAGAGATATAAGCGATACAACTTCATCTTCATCTTCATTAACTCAATGGGGAGAAGACATTGTATTTACTCCTCAGTATGCAGACAGTCATATAGAAATTTGCGTAACAGGAACAGTATTTTCTAGCACACAATTTACCACTTCAGATAGATTTGGTAATTTAGCAATCAATGTAAACGGTACTACAGAATATACTCAAAACGGTGTCATAGGTGGAAGAACTACCCAAGCATCTCAAAGAACATGGCACAACCCAAGACATCAACAACATAATGGTAGACAACAGTTTCATTATGATAACTTTGGTAACTCAATCTATATGAACCATATTCACGCACCAGGAAATACTAACCAATTAACAATAGAAATAATGATGAGTTCAGATAGTGGGCATTTAAGCATTCAATGTAAAGACGGATTCGTAACTGTTTCAGAGATATCTGGTGACCACTACAACAAGACATAGGATTTAACATGGCATTAACAAAAGTAACAAAACACATTTTACACGGATCCATGCTTGTGCAATTCAAGTATGCAGATTTATCTGATACAAGTAATAGTTCTAGTACACAAACTTTCCAAGCAATGGGTAGTAATATTGTAATGACACCTTTATATGCTGATAGTATATTAGAATGCACATTCTCAGGTTCATTTCAAGATGAAAGTTCAAACAACGATGGTCAAAATGCTATGTTTAGTTTATTTGTAAACGACAACGAAGAATATACACAAGGTCACTTATTTGGGGGACCTTATAGTGGTAATCAACATCAACAACATGGTGGTGACCATAATCGTATTCAACACGGTATTACACACGCACACTTCCACAACTTTAAGAAAAGTGTAGGATTTACTCACAGTTTCTTACCAGGAACTACAAATGCACAGACTATCAATGTTCGTATTAAAAACCAAGATAGTAATAGTAGAACGGTAACTATGAGAGAAGGATTTCTAATAGTGAAAGAAATCTCAATAGGACTAGCAACATCAGGTTCTGTATAATATAAATATGTTATGTTACAAATTAAGATTAAAAGAGGTTAACTAAAATGGCAACAACTAACAATACAAACAATCAGATCCTGAAAAAAGCAGGACCTAAGTCGGTTGAAGAGTTGCAAAGAAAAGGACCACCTACAAGAGAAGAAATTGAAGCGATTTCAGAAAAGTACGGAATGGGTGTTGCACTAACTGCCGATGAAAATAATAGATTTTTAGACTACTTTCAGCAAAGAAGAAATGCTTGGGATATCGGAACATTTTTATCCGTAGCATATCCTAACTGTGAGTGGTCAATTCAACCACAAACAAGAATGGATAGAATGCCGGATGATGGTTCAGGACAATCAGCAAACGACCTAGACTTACTTGTATGGGATGAAGATAATCCACTTCCTAAACCAACTAAAGCAGAAATCGACAAAATGAGACCTTTTGTTCAAGATATTCTTGACCAACAAGCATACTTGACATTAAGAGCAAAAGCATATCCACCTGAAAGTGAACTTGTAAAAGCACTATGGGAATATGTTGTCGAAGGCGATGATGAACTTATGAATGCCCTTCAAGCAAGAAGAATTGCAGTTAAGAAAAGATTTCCAAAACCAGAAAACAAACATTGGATGGTACAATCTAGCGAATACTTGCAAATCATTCCTAATTCACCAGAAGATTTACTTAGAGATTTAGATGAAAAAGAAGCAAAAGAAATTGCTTTCAAACCTGGTATTCAAGCAAAAGATGCCGAACCACTAGCAACAACTAAATCTTTATCTGAAAGAGCAGACGAAATACTTGCTAAAAGAAAGAAAGCACTACAAGATTCCAACAAGAAAGTTACAAGTATTGACAAAATGAATACTGTAGAGCAAAAAGTAACTGTAGCAGATATTGATAAAGCAAAAGCAGAAAAAGAAAAAGCAGAAAAATCTGAGTAATTGAGGAGATATTAAATGCCTTTAAAAAATGGAAAACTAATTCTTGAAAGACAAGTTTCAGACTTTGCAGAAAGATTTACGATAGATCCAAATAACCTCTTATCTATCGGTACTGCCGTAAGAGCAACAACAGGCACTTACGAAATAGAAGTTACTCAGTCTTCAAGTGATGATAACTACATAGGCGTTATATATGCGTTACCGAGAACATCTTTTCCTTATGTTGCCTTAATGGGTAGATGTATTGTAAATGTTAGAAACTCAGTTACTAAAGGCGATAATATTCAATTAGATACTTCCAAAGGATTCTTTACATCTGGCGGTGGTGGTGGAACAGGTTGCAGAGGTGTAGCATTAACATCTCAATCGCAAGAACACGGACAAGTAGAAGCAATACTGTTTCCAGGACCTAGATAATAATAAGAAACTACTAATTTTATTCTACTCCAAGGTTATATAAATACTTAAAGAATTATAACCTTGGAGTTTTTTTATGGCAAACCCTACAAGTAGAAGTACATTACAAGACTATTGCAAGAGAGCATTGGGTGATGGTGTCATTGATATCAACATATCTACAAATCAACTTGAAGATAGAACAGATGAGGCACTTCAATTCTTTCAAGAATATCACTTTGATGGTGTAGAAAAGACACTATTAAAGCATAAGATAACTGCAACTACAATCACACTTTCTGCGGCAGTATCAGGAAACTTTAATGCTGGTGAAAAAATTACAGGCGGCACTTCAGGTGCTACTGCTACTATCATAGATGCTCCTACGACAACGACAATCAGAATTAAAAATCATATAGGCACTTTTCAAGCAAGTGAAACTATAACAGGTGCAGTAACAAGTTCAACTGCAACAATATCATCTATATCTTTAGGTGACATATCTAATGGATACATTCCTATTACAAGTGATTTAATCACAGGTGTTGTAAAAATATTTCCATTTACAAATCGTTCAGACTTAAATATGTTTGATGTAAACTATCAACTTAGATTAAATGAAGTTTTTGATTTTACTTCAACTTCAGTAATCTATTATACGATGGTACAAAGACACATAAGTTTGCTTAACGAAGTGTTAGTAGGTAAGAAACCTTTTAGATTTAGCAGACATCAAGACCAGTTACACATAGATATGGACTGGGATAATGATGTTGATGTAGATAGTTTTTTAGTTGTAGAGGCATATAGAATACTAGACCCACAAACATATACAGATGTTTACAATGATATGTTTTTAAAAAGATATCTAATAGCATTAATTAAATTGCAATGGGGTAATAATTTAATTAAGTTTCAAGGTGTTCAAATGCCAGGTGGTGTTACACTAAATGGTGAACAAATATATAATGAGGCAAAAGAAGAAAAACGACAAATAGAAGAAGAGGTATCTTTGAAATACGAGTTACCTGTAGATTTTATAACAGGATAATGACTAAATGGCACTTAATACTATATTCAATCAAGGTGGTGGATTAAGTAGTGGTCTGTCAAACGAACAGACTTTAATTAATAATCTATATACTGAGGCAATCAAAATATATGGTTTTGATGTGTTCTATATTCCTAGAACACTTGTAAATCTAGATAAAGTATTTCAAGAAGATGAATTATCTAAGTTTACTTCAGCACATGCGATTGAAATGTATTTACAAAGTGTCGATGGGTATGAAGGAGAAGGTGACTTCTTATCTAAGTTTGGTGTTGAAATAAGAGATAGAGCAAGTTTTGTTGTAGTCAAAGATAGATGGACTGCCGAAGTCGATAACAACGCATCATTAATTGTAGAAGGTAGACCTAACGAAGGTGATTTAATTTATTTACCTTTAACAAAAGGTCTATTCGAAATTAAGTTTGTAGAGCATGAAAATATATTCTATCAACTAAATCAAATATACACTTATAGATTAGATGTAGAGAAATTTGTATATTCAAGCGAAGTATTTAACACAGGAGTTTCTGCCGTTGATGCTATTGAAGATGCAAGGTCTACAGATATGTTTAACTATGAAGTTAGACTTGAAGACAATAGCGGTGCTATATTACTTGAAAACGGATTTAAACTTATCAAAGAAGATTATAAACTTGTTGATACAACTACAACTGCAACAACATCACAATCTATTGCACCTTTGGCACAAAATAGAGAGTTTGGATTAAATGCTGATAGTATAGTGGACTTTAGTGTCTCTAATCCTTTCGGTGATATTAGTCAGAATAAATAGGTACTAAGATGTTTGGAACTCATTTTTATCATTCAACAATAAGAAAAACTGTCGTAGCATTCGGTACTATTTTCAACAATATTCAAATAAGAAGAGTTGATGGTAGCGGTAATGTTGCTCAAAGTCTTAGAGTGCCACTAGCATATGGTCCTAAAGGTAAATTTTTAGCAAGACTATTTGAAAATCCTAGTTTTAGTAATAAAGTACAAACTACAGTTCCTAGAATGGGTTTTGATATATCTTCTTTTTCATATGATAGTACAAGAAAATTAAATACATTAAATAAAAGAAGAAAGATAGATAGTGCAGATAATAGTAAATTAGATTTTCAATATCTATCTGTACCTTATAATATAGATTTTAACTTATACATTTTTGCAAAACAACAAGACGATGCATTACAATGTGTCGAACAAATATTACCATACTTTACACCTGCATA